AGACAAGTTGGCACTGTAGTTTGTAGTAACTGTGGTGCTGACAGTGCATGTAAAGTATTCGAGCATGATGATGGTAAGCAAGATGCTTATTGTTTCAAGTGCGATACTTATCACCCAATGGATAGAAAACAGGAGAAGGTAGTGTCAATAGATACAGCACCAATCAAGAATCCTACATGGGATAAAGACTACGTTAATAGCTTGCCTACACTAGCAATACCTGATCGTGAGTTACGACAGGAAACTGTAGCGAAGTTCAACGTAAAGACATCAGTGTCAGAGAAAGATGGTAAGACTATTGAGGAGCATTACTATCCTGATCGTAAAGATGGTAGGCTGATTGGGTATGAGATCAAGCAGGTCAACCCCAAGCGTTTCACATCTGTAGGTGAACGCAAAGGTGAGTTTGATTTGTGGAATCAACACAACACCAGTGCTGGTAAAAAGCTATTCATTACTGAAGGTAGGCTTGATGCTATGTCACTGTACCAGACTATCGTAGACATCAGACCCAGTAAGTATTCTGCACATGAGCCAAGCGTTGTGTCTCTTACTCGTGGTGCTGCTGGTGCTGTCAAAGACTTGCTTGCCAACAGAAAGTTTGTAGAGAAGTATGGTGAGGTAATCCTATGCTTTGATCAAGACGAGGCAGGTAGGAAGGCTACACGCGAGGTGCTAAAAGTATTCCCCTCGTTCAAGGTAGCTACGTTTGACGAGAAGGATGCAAGCGAAATGCTAGTGCAAGGCAAGAGCAAAGAGCTGTACGAAGCAACTGTCTGGAACGCCAAGCATGAAAGGCAAGGGCAAGTGGTGGACATTGAGGACATCATGACCAAGTGTATGGAAAAACCTAAGATGGGTATACCATTCCCATGGGCTACTGTATCTAAGGCTTGCTTTGGTATACGACCAAACACTATCCATGTTGTAGCTGCTGCACCTAAGATTGGTAAGACTGATTGGCAACACCAACTGGTACACCATCTTGTATTCAATCAAGGTGTCAAGGTTGGTATGTTTGATCTAGAGAATAGTCCAGTGCGTACTGCTAAGAAACTTGCTAGTAAGGAATCACAAGTAGACTTTACCAGACCAGACAAAGAGTATGATGATCAACTGTTACATGACTCTCTTGTATCTATGCAAGGCAGGGTACGCTTCTATGATCGAGGTGCTAGTCGTGATTGGTCAGACATACGAGTGGCTATCGAGGAGATGCACTTACTTGATGGTATCAACATCTTCATGCTAGACCCTATCACTGCACTCATCTCTCGTTACAGTGCCAGTGAAGCAAACGACAAACTCAATGAGATATGTACTGACATGGCTGACTTAGTTAATAGCTACCCCATTACAATCTTCTGCTTCTCTCATGTGAACCCTAAACCTAAAGGTAGTAAGCCACATGAGGCTGGTGGTAAAGTCTTCTCTAGTGAGCTTACAGGCTCTCGTGCTATGGAGAAGTGGTTTCATTATGGACATGGTATTAGTCGTGATCGTACTGACGAGTGTCCATTGGAAGATAAGAACAAGAGTAGATTCTATATGTTGTTTGATCGTGAGTATGGTCAGTCATACAATGCTGATGTATACTATAATGAAGATACAATACAATACCTAGAGGATAGTGGCAGATGGTAATAGAGAATGATAAGAGTGTTAATAACTATGTCATAGACATAGAGACAGATGGCATTGATGCAACCAAGATACATTGTATGGTCGTGTGCAGAAACAATGATCAGACTGCTGTGTTTGTAACTTATGCTGACATGAAAGTTTTTCTAGCTACGCTAAATAAAAATGATCGTATCATTGGTCACAACTTTATACGCTATGATGCACCTATCATTGAACGTATCCTGGAATGTAAGATACCATGTGAGATTGTAGATACCCTAGCACTGTCTTGGTACTTGTACCCTGACATACAAAAGCATGGGTTAGAAGCATGGGGTGAACGTCTTGGTATTGCTAAACCTAAAGTAGATGACTGGGAAAATGCTAACCTAGAAGTTTACAAAGAAAGATGTGAGGAAGATGTAAAGATTAACCAAGCACTTTGGGACAGACAGTTACGTTACTTAGGACAAATTTACTCTGGCAAATATCAGAGCCTACTCAAGTACCTCACGTTCAAGATGCACTGCGCTATGCTTGCAGAGAAAAGTGGGTGGCAGCTAGACGTAGCTAAAGCAGAGCAATTAAAGGATAGCCTAGAAGAAAAGATAAAAGAAGCTAACGACAAGCTAAGAAAAGTAATGCCTACAATTATCAAGTATGCTGATCGTACCAAGCCAGCCAAGTGTTACAAAAAGAATGGTGACCTATCTGCTGCTGGTGTCAAGTGGTTAATGCTTACAGAAGATCATGACAAACCATTTGATTATGATGGTGTAATAAAGGAAGAAGTAAAGAAGGTAGAACCTAACCCTAACTCTGTAATGCAAATAAAAGATTGGTTGTTTAGTCTTGGTTGGAAACCAGCACGCTATGACTATAACAACAGGGAGTATGCAGATGGTAGGGAAGTACCACAAGTTAGAGGCTTTGATGGTAATATATGTAAGTCAGTCAAAGCATTAGCTGACAAGTGTCCTGAAGTCATGGAGCTAGAGAATCTATCTATATACAATCACAGATTGTCTGTAGTAAAGAACCTACTCAAACCAGTACAAGAGAAGCATCAAAATCCTAGAGCAGAGATGCGTGGCTTAACCAATACACTTAGACTCAAGCACACTGTCATTGTAAACATACCATCATTGCGTAAACCATTTGGTCAAGAGATACGAGAGTTACTAACAGCCAGTACAGATAAACTTTTGTGTGGTAGTGATATGTGTAGTCTTGAAGATAGAACCAAGCAACACTTTATGTGGGATTATGATCCTGACTTCGTACAAGATATGATGAGTGAGGACTTTGACCCACACCTTGATCTGGCGTTCTCTGCTGGGGCTGTAACGCCAGAACAAGTTGCTGCTTACAAAGCAGGTGATAAAGATAGTGAGGTTACTGCTATACGACATGCTTACAAAGGTGGTAACTACGCTTGTACCTATGGAGCAGGTGTCAAGACCTTATCTCGTCAGTTAGGTTGTACTGAATCAGAAGCAGCCAAGATACACAAGGCTTACTGGAAACGTAATTGGTCACTAAAGAAGCTCTCAGAAGACCTGAAGGTCAAGATAGTACACGAGCAGATGTGGCTATACAATCCAGTATCTAAACTTTACTACCATCTCAAAGCAGAGAAAGACAAGTTTAGTACACTCAATCAAGGTACTGCCACCTACTGCTTTGATATGTGGCTTGGCTTTATACTTAAGAAGCGTTGTCAACTTACAGGTCAATTCCATGACGAGTTGATACTTAATATTAAACAAAGTGAAAAGGAGAGTGTAGAAAAAGTAATCAAAAACTCTGTACAATCAGTAAATAAAGTGTTAAAATTAAATCGTGATCTGGACTGTGATGTACAGTTTGGAAATAACTATTCACAAATCCACTAATATGTGGTATAATATACAGGTAACTTCAAAACAAAGGAGAAGATATGCCATTAAATAGAACATCACCTCAAGCTTCTACTACCAACTCTACTGTTGAGTACCAGAACCTAGCTGAAGGTGAGCATGAAGGTCGTTTAGTCTATGTCGCTGATCTTGGTTTACAAGAGCGTAGCTACATGGGTGACGAGAAACCACCAGCTCAACAAGTATCACTTGGTATTGAGATCATTGGACAAACAGTAACCATTGATGGTAAGGATCAACCTCGCCTGATGTGGACTAAGCCATTCAATATCTTTTATCAGATGAACGAGCTAGGTAATGAGTACAAATATTACAAGACGTTTGACTCAACAGCTCAAGAAGGACAAGTAGCTGATTGGGACAGTGCCTTAGGCAAGCCTTGTAATGTTATTGTCAAACACCAAGTTGCCAAGGATGGCAAGGTGTATGACAACATTGATAGTATCTCACCTATTCCTGCTAAGTATCAAGACTCTGTAGGTGCAGCCACTATCACTGACCAAGCTGTAGGTGACGCTAGTGACGAGAACAATCCTGCAACCAAAGCGTTGTTTGGATTAGCTAAGTTTGTGTATGACAAACGTATCACTGGCTCTGCCAATGTAACACCTATGCCATCTAAGGTAGAAGAACTTGACGATAACATTCCTTTCTAGTCATGGAACTTCTCATTGATGGTGATCCTATTGTTTATCGCATAGGGTTTGCTTGTCAGAGTAAGGATAAAGACTCTGGGTTGGTTACTGCTGACTCAGAGTCTTTTACCCTACACAGTTGTAAACAGTTTGTTAATGCAATCATTAAAGAAACTGAATGCACCTCTTACAGAATGTATATATCTGGTAAAGAGAACTTCAGAAACAAAGTAGTGGATGACTACAAAGCTAACAGAGCTGGCAAGTCAAGACCAGTACACTACGATCTTATACGAGACTATCTCACTCGTAAGTACAAAGCACAACTCATAGAGGGCATGGAAGCTGATGATGCTCTTGGTCTTGCACAGACTGATGATACTGCTATTGCTACGATTGACAAAGACTTGTTAATGGTTGAAGGCAAACACTACAACTACATAAAGAAAGAGTGGCAACAAGTAACTGCTGAAGAAGGCACTCGTTTCTTTTACAAGCAAATGATTACTGGCGATAAAGTCGATAACATAACAGGCATATATGGTCTTGGTGAAAAGAAAGCTAGTAAACTATTAGATGAAACTCCTCGTGAGGAATGGGACAAATTAATCCTAGACCTATACGACAAAGAGTTTGAGTATGGATTTCATCAAGCAGTAAAGAACTCACAGCTTCTCTGGATACTACAAAAAGACAAGGAGATGCCAATTGAGTTTATATGAAAAAGCAAAAAGATAACTACTATCGTAGTGGCTTAGAAAAAGCATTAGCTAGAAACCTACCTAAAGATTTCGAGTACGAACCTACTTCAATACCTTACGTTATGAAGCGTAAGTATATACCTGACTTCGTTAAAGATGGGTATCTCATTGAATGCAAAGGGTTTTTCAGAGCTGGTGATACAATGAAATACAAGGCAATCAGAGACAGCATTGAAGGTGAGCTGATCTTTGTGCTGTCTGATCCTAACAAAAAAGTTAGGAAGGGAAGTAAGATGACAATGGGACAGTGGTGTGAGAAAGAAGGACTTGCTTGCTTTACTGTCAGTCAACATAAAGAACTTGTTAAATACATACAGGAGAAAGAAGATGAAGATAGTTGTAATACCTGACTGCCAAGTCAAAGAAGGTGTACCTACTGAACATCTTGAGTGGGCTGGACAGTACATTGCAGACAAGAAACCTGATGTCATTGTAAACATAGGTGACTTCTGGGACATGCCTAGCCTATCAAGCTATGACAAAGGTAAGAAAGACTTTGAAGGTAGGCGATACACAAAAGATGTTGAAGCTGGAAACGCTGCTATGGATTTGCTTCTTGCACCAATAAAGAAAGAGATCAACAGGCAGCGTAAGAACAAAAAGAAAATGTGGAAACCTCGTATGGTATTCACGCTAGGCAACCACGAGTACAGGATAGAACGTGCAGTGGAAGCTGATGCAATACTTGAAGATGTAATTAGTTACAAAGATTTAAACCTAGATGACTGGGAAGTACATGGATTTCTTGAACCAGTAATCATTGAAGGTGTAGCGTTTGCTCATTACTTTACAAGTGGAGTTATGGGTAGACCAGTAGCAAGTGCTAGGTCGTTACTGTCTAAGCGTATGATGTCTTGTATTATGGGACATGTGCAAGACAGAGACATAGCATTTTCAAAACGTGCTGATGGTGTAAACCTAACAGGATTGTTTGCAGGAACATTCTATCAGCATGACGAGAAGTATCTAGGTGCACAGAACAATGGTAGTTGGGCTGGTATCTGGATGTTAAATGAAGTTGACAATGGTGGTCTTGATGTACTACCAGTTAGCTTAAACTATTTAAAAGAAAGGAAATAGAAATGGATAAATTCAAATGGGAGCTTATGCCTGTCAGATGGCATAAGCCAGCAGGATGTATTGTTGTATTTGGTTATCCTTTGTTTGGTGGTTGGCTACCATACATAGGCTTTACAGAATACTTTAACACAGAAGAAATGATACCTAAGAAATGCTTTTTAGTTGAATGGTTCTGCACTGGTATTGCAATTGAGGTAGGTAACAAAGATGAGTAACTCACAAATACTAACACCAAAGTCTACATATACAGTAGATTATCCACAAGCAATAGAGTACACAAAGTCACAAGAGTCTATCTTCTGGACAGCAGATGAGATTGAAATGGAGAAAGACATACATGATCTCAAGACAAAGCTAACAGAAGCAGAGCTACATGGTGTAACTACTGTATTGAAACTGTTTACTTTGTACGAGCTACATGTAGGTAACGAATACTGGTTAGACTATGTGCGTAAGACTTTTCCTCGTCCAGAGATACAGCGTATGGCTAGTTTGTTTGGTATGTTTGAGCTAAACGTACATGCTCCATTCTACGACAAGCTGAATGAAGTCATGGGCTTGAAGACTGATGAGTTTTATGAGTCTTACAAGCATGACAAGGTACTTAAGTCACGCATGGCATGGATTGATAGACAGTTTAAAGTTGATGACCCACTACTAATTACTGCTATGGGTAGTATTACAGAGGGTGCAATTCTTTACAGTAACTTTGCTTTCCTCAAGCACTTTCAAGCAGAGGGTAAGAACAAGTTAATGAACATGACTGCTGGCATCAACTTCTCTGTACGAGATGAGAACCTACACTCTGAGGCAGGTGCTTGGTTGTATAAGAAGTTATTAGAAGAAGAACAACCTGATGATGAACGTATGGCTAACGTACTTAGAAAAATTAAGAATACATGCCATCAAATCTTTGAGCATGAGTCGCGTATCATTGATATGATATTTGAAAAGGGTACTATCAAAGGTATTACTGATGTACAAATGAAGAACTTTATCAAATCAAGATTAGATTTATGTTTGAAACAACTAGACATACATCCTATCTTTGGTGTTGAGTATGACCCTATCAGTGGTTGGTTCTATAAAAACATTAACAGTGGTACATTCCACGACTTCTTTGCAAAGCAAGGCAACAATTACAGCAGGGATTGGACAGAAGGTAAATTCGCATGGTAAAAGAAAGATCAATATATCAAGAGCTAGGTGATGAGCGTAAGCACCTACAAGCAGAGGGTAAGCTACCTTTATGGGTAACTACAGCAGCATGGCAGATACTCAAAGACAAGTACACAACTGACGAGTATCCTGACTTACACTCAATCTACAAACGCATATCAACTACTGCTGCAAAGCACATGGATGACTCAGAGCATTGGCAAAAAATGTTCTTTAATCTAATGTGGAATGGTTGGTTAGCTTTGTCAACACCTGTGTTAGCTAACATGGGTACTAATCGTGGTTGTTCTGTATCATGTAGTGGCAACTATGTAGGAGATAGTATATATGAATTTTACGAGTCACAAAAAGAGGTTGCTGTCCTTTCAAAGAATGGTTTTGGAACTTCAAGTTACATTGGAGGAATTAGAGAGCGAGGCACACCAATCAGAGGAGGAGGACTTGCTTCAGGGATACTGCCTGTGCTTAGAGACTTTGTGCAACTATCTCGCGATGTATCACAAGGGAACACTAGACGAGGTGCATGGGCAGGTTACGTTGAACTAGAGCATGGTGACTTCTGGGAAATAGCTGACCACCTAATTAACCACCCTGATGATTGTAACTTAGGTTGGATTGTAAGTAATGACTTTATGGATAGGCTAGATGCAGGTGATGAGGATGCAGTTAATCGTTATCAACGTGCCATGAAAGTTAAGATGGTTACAGGTAAAGGTTACTTCTTCTTCGTAGATAAAGTTAATGATGCTAACCCACCAATGTACAAAGAACATGGCTTAAAGGTTAAGGCTAGTAACTT